GATCCGAAGACGTGATCTTGGGACACGAGAGGCACACGGTCCCGAATCAGGCCAGCCAGACTCTACGACAAGTCAGAACTTCCAAGCCCTAGAAATCAGAGCGCTTTCTTCGCGTGAGATCGATACTCTCACGGCGACCTGGGTGAGGTTTGTTACGAAGAGTGTTCCTCTCGCGGAGCTAGTTTCAAGGTCTACGGACAAATCCCACAATCGGGTTGACGGAGAACGCCGAGAGCACCCGCTCCCGACGTTTTTCGTTTTCCGCCTTTCCCGCAAGACGTTTCGTCCCGTCTGGAGCAGGCCTGAAACTCTCCGTTCTGAGAGAGTCGGATCGGGGTCCGGCAGGTACACCTGCTGTCCCCCTCGGACCCCGAAACTCTCCCGCCAAAACTCTCAGAGTCTCTGGTTACCACTCCCCGAAAAGTTACCAACCCGTTCCCTCTCGCCCCCCTTTTCTGCGTTGTTTCGAGCGCGTCCGGCAAGGGTCTAAAGGTAGGTGATCTTCGTTCCCCGTCCGACAGCAGCCGGCCGCGCCGCGCAGGTCGCTGTGGGCACCTCCCCGTGGAGATGGCCCGCCATGCGACCCGATCTCGACCCGTCCCAAATGACCCCCGATGAACGCCGCCGCGAGGTCGCGGCAATCCTGGCCGCCGGTCTGCGGCGGCTCCGCGACCGTTCCGCGCTCACGTCCGAACCCGCCTCAGAAAACCCGTCCGACGCAGCGGAAACGCCCCTTGAAGCTGTTCCCGAGAACCCGCTCAGTGTCCACGTCGGTTGACGGTTCCGAGATCCCAACGAGAGGTGCGAACGCATGGACCTGAACGTCGGACGGGAGGTCGCCGCGCTCCAGCGGATGACCGTGAAGCAACTGAAGCAGAAGTACGCCGAGATCTTCGGCGAGGACACGAACGGCAACAACAAGGCGTGGCTGGTCAAGCGAATCGCCTGGCGGATGCAGGCGCGGGCCGAGGGCGGCCTCTCCGAGCGCGCCCGCCGGCGGGCGTCCGAGTTGGCCGACGACGCCGACCTCCGCATGAACCCGCCGCCCATGAAGGCCGCCGCACCCGCCGAAGAAGAGGTGCCGGTGCGCGTGCTGAAGTTCCAGGCCGACGACCGGGTGCCGCCGCCGGGCACGGTCATCACCCGCAAGTATAAGGGCGAGGTGCTGCACGTCCGGGTGCGGTCGGACGGGTTCGAGTACGAGGGTAAGGTCTACGCCTCGCTCAGCGCGGTCGCCAAGGGGATCACCGGGTCGCACTGCAACGGCTACCACTTCTTCCGGCTCGGCGATCAAGGGGGTGACGCATGAAACGCAACGGCAAACACGGCCCGCCCGCGACTCTCGCGCTCGTCCGGTGCGCGGTCTACACTCGCAAGTCCACCGAGGAGGGACTGGAACAAGACTACAACTCGCTCGATGCCCAGCGCGACGCGGGTGAGGCGTATATCAAGAGCCTGGCCGGCGAAGGCTGGACCTGCTTGGCCGACCGGTACGACGACGGTGGGTTCACCGGTGGCAACATGGAGCGGCCGGCGCTCCAGCGTCTGATGGCCGACATCGAAGCCGGGAAGATCGACGCGGTCGTGGTGTACAAGGTAGATCGGCTCAGCCGCTCGCTCCTCGACTTCGCCCAGATGATGCAGCGCTTCGAGAAGCACGGGGTGTCGTTCGTCTCTGTCACCCAACAGTTCAACACTGCTACCTCGATGGGGCGGTTGGTGCTGAACGTGTTGCTCAGCTTCGCCCAATTCGAACGCGAGATTATCTCGGAGCGGACGCGGGACAAAATCGCGGCCACGCGCCGCAAAGGGAAGTGGGCTGGCGGCTGGCCGATCCTCGGGTACGACGTCGATCCCGACCGCTTCAAGCTGAACGTCAATGCGGCCGAGGCCGAGCGGGTGCGGGCCATCTTCAACCTCTACCTGGAGTACGAGTCGCTGCTGCCGGTGGTCGAGGAGTTGGCCCGCCGCGGGTGGGTCAACAAGCGGTGGCAGACCCGGAAGGCCGGCGAACGGGGCGGCAAAGCGTTCACGCGGACCAGTCTGCACAAGTTGCTGACTAACGTTGCCTACGTCGGCAAGGTGCGCTACAAGGATGAGGTCCACGACGGGGAGCACGCGGCCGTCGTCGACCCGGTCGTCTGGCAGCGGGTGCAGGCACTCCTCGAACGGAACGGCCGCACTGGCGGGGCTCCGGTGCGGAACAAGTTCGGGGCGCTCCTGAAGGGGATCATCCGGTGCGTCCCCTGCGCGTGCGCGATGACGCCGACGCATTCGACCCGCGACGGGGGGAACAAACGATACCGCTACTACGTCTGCTCGTCGGCCCAGAAGTTGGGCTGGCATACCTGCCAGTCGAAGGCGATCCCCGCCGCCCAGATCGAGGAACTTGTCGTCAAGCAGATCAAGACCATCGGCCAGGACCCGCTCGTGCTGCGGGAAGTCCTCGCCGAGGCCCGCCACCAGGACGACGCCCGCGCCGCCGAGTTGGAGACCGAACAGCACGGCCTGGAGAAGGACCTGCGGACCTGGCATGGCGAACTGCGGTCGCTCTCGGGGCAACTCAAGCCGGGCGACGACAACAGCTCGCTGATCGCCCGCCTCGCCGACTTGCAGGAGCGGATCGCCACGGTCGAGGGGCGCATCCGCAAGATCCGCGACCAGGTCCACGCAGTCCACAACCAGTTGCTCGAAGAGGACGAGGCGACCCTGGCGATGTCTGTCTTCGACCCGGTGTGGGGATCGCTGACGCCGCATGAGCAGGCGCGGGTGGTGCATCTCCTGGTCGAACAGGTGGACTACGACGGGTCGAAGGGGAAGGTGGCCATCGCCTTCCGGCCCGCCGGGATCAAGACGCTGGCCCGCGAGCTGGCGGACAAACGCGAGGAGAAACGGGCATGAGCACCCCGCTGACCATCGAATGCGAGGTTCACTTCGACCGTCGAGGGCCGGGGAGCCGTAAGGTGTTGGAAACCGGTCCGAGCCCGTACCGCCCGGCCGAACCGGGGCGGGTCCCCCGCGTGTCCCGGTTGATGGCCCTGGCGATCCGGTGCGACGCGCTGATCCGCGAGGGGGTGATCGAGAGCTACACGGAGATCGGCCGGCTCGGGCACGTCACCCGCGCCCGCGTCAGCCAAATCATGAACTTGCTCAACCTCGCCCCCGATATTCAGGAAGCGATACTGCATTTGCCTCGGACGGAGACCGGCCGGTCGCCCATTATTCTCGCGCGGTTGCAACCGATCGCCTCGACGTTTGACTGGCGGAAGCAGCGGAAACTGTGGAGCCAGCTGACGGAACAGGCCGCAGAATCCGCACGACGGGAAGACCAAGATCAGGAGAAATGATCGGGAGAGATTTGCGGACCCGAAAATGTGGTGTAATTTAGTTCAGGTTGGCCCGCCGGTCGGGCACGTCTGACATTCGGTCGCGGGGCCGCAACGGCCCGACCCAAGCGACCCACCAGAACCGTAGGAGAGGCGCAGCATGGCCACGTTCCGCTTGTCCCATTTCTCGTCCCCCGAAGTCATCAAGGCCATCGACCGACGACGACTGGTGGCGTTCCTCGACCCGCACCGGGCGTTCTTCAAGACCCGCGGGATCGACCTCCCGGCGGTCGCGTCCGACGGGGAGCCTGACTACGACGCGCTGGTCCGGGTGTTCATGTCGCCCGACGAGAGTACCCCGAAGGATTTGATCGACGCGCTGTACTACGTCGATGGGATGTCCACGGCCAAGGGGATGGAGGATCTGATCGACGCCGCCCGCGAGGCCCGCCTGACCCTCGACGCGGCCGACGACGTGACCCCGGCCGACCTGGCCGTCCAGGTGTGGCTCCGCGACCCCGAGTTGCTCGAACGGAAACAGGCCGAGCAGTACTTGCTGAATCCCAAGTCGTTCGAACACTACCTGACCGACGACCCGGACGCCGGGTCGTTTCAGACCCCCGACGCCGACACGCTCCGGCGACTCGAAGCGGTGCTGAACGACTGGTTCGAACAGCGCAAGCGGGGGCGGACCGCCCGGGTGTTCGTCTTCCCCCGCGACGACGCGGTCTGGTTCATGGTCCGACACGGCGAGCCGTACAAGCGGGAGGGGAGTGTCGTCGGCGTCGAGCCGTCGAGCGTCGCCTACCGGCCGCTCAAGTACGACGTGCTGGTGTACACGCCCGCGCTCCGCGAGCTCCGCATCAACGCGCAGCTGAAGGGCGAGCGGCAACTCTACCGGACCGAGTTCGGGCGGCACTTCTTCGGCAGTCAGAACTACTTCAACGACGGGGTCAAGTACACGCTCGAGCCGCTCCGGGACGCCGGCGAGCCGGCGTTGGTCTGCGCCGACGTGGCCGGGATGGAGTGGGTCCGGCTGAAGGAGTTACATTACAACTGGGGCGGGGCGCACGGGGAGTACGAGATCGCCAAGGCCAACGACCTGTTCGCCGCGCTGAAGGATCGCGGCGGCCGGAGCATCCCGAAAACGCCGGCGCTGGCCAAGGCCGTGTTCCTGGTGAAGTTCGTGAGTGCGAAGCGGGCGCGGACGGTCACGGTCAAGCCGCCGAACACGGCGCTGTACGCGCGGGACGAGGACAGCGACCTGGTGGAGGAGTGGCTGAAGAAACGGGGGTTCCTCAATGTCTACGTTGACGCCGACGATCAGACCCTTGACCCGCTTCTGGCTAGCGCTTGAGCGGCTGCCCGGCCAGGCCGCCGTCACCCAGTACTGGCGGCACCTGATCCGGTCCGACTTCGACCTCGCCTCTCGGCTCATGTCGCCGGACCCCCGCCTGGCTACGTCGTTCCCGAGGCTCGACGGGCGCGGGCCGGACTACGCGGTGGTCGAGCACGGGTACGACGACTTCGTCGGCGTCTGCGAGGACGACGGCGAACGGACCCCGTTGTCGCGGGCCGACCTCGTCGTCTACCGACTCGACGCGGGCAAGTTGGTCGCGGCCGTCGCGGGGGCGTTCGGGCTGGAGGCCGAGGGCACGGCCGTCGAGGGGCTGGGCGCGACGAACCGGGTCGGGACGTACCGCCCGCTCGCCGGGTTCGCCTACCCGGTCTACCTGACGATCCAACTCGAACAGCCGGACTACAAGGCCGCCGTCGAGTCGCTCGTCGCCACGACCCCTGGTCCGTTCGTGCTGTTGGCCCCGACCAACCGGCACCACCGGATCGCGAGCAAGCTCCTGCTCGACGGCCGCGGGTGCCTGTTCCTGCCGCTGGCCGACGCGATCCGGCCGGACGCGCGCCTCTGGGGTCTGACCGACGCGGCGCGCGCCGCGCTCGACGCCTTCACCGCCAGGTTGATTCCTGCGGTCGAACAGCCGATGGTTTTGTTCCCGACGCCGGCCGGGGCGACGTGGGCGATGCTCCGCGTCCGGTTCATTGACGGGCACCGCGTGGCGGTGAGCGTAGGCGGGGAGGCCCAGACTTTCAACTACACCCAGCTGGGCATGGCCGACGGGCGGAACGGCAACCCGACCAAGCAGTGGGAACTCCTCCGGGTCTTCGCCCGGAACCGCGGAACCCTTACCTGGGGGAGCAAGGGGGCGAGTCGCGACAACCAGAAGCGCAAGGACAAACTCGCCGACGACCTCAAGGCGTTCTTCCGCATCGACGGCGAACCGTTCCGGCTTCTCGCCGGCGGGAAGGGCTGGCAGACCGTGTTCGCTGTTGAACCCGATGCTTGAGCCAGCGACTTTTCTCTGACGGATTCCGCGAACTCGCCACATTTCTTTTCGCTGCTCATCTCCTTCTCAATCAGTCGTTTACGCTCGTCCAGCCGGTCGCGCGGGAGGGTATTTTCTCCCTCTCAGCGACTTTTCGACAGTCACGGGCGACAGGTCCGGCGAACGCGATGACCGCTATCGATACCCCGCACGCGCGGGCCGAACCACTCGGGCAAACCTGTGTGCCTGACCTGTCGCCCGAGGGACCGTCGGCTCCGGTGACTGGAGTTCCGGCATGGTGTCTGTTCCGTCCAAGTCTTCCCTCTCTCCGGCGCGCCGCCGGTTGATCGAGTTGATGCAGTCGATCAACTTCGGGCGCATCGAAAACCTGACCGTGAGTGCTGGCGAACCGGCCTTCGATCCCCCGCCGCGCGTCGTCCGCGAGATCAAGATCGGCGGCGACAACGGTCCGCGTGCGGAACGCAACGCGAGCAACTTCCTGCTGAAGGAGCAGGTGGTCGAACTGTTCCAGTACCTCGACCACCTGCGCGACGGGACTATCGAGGTACTCGAAATCAAACACGGCCTGCCGTTCCGCCTGCTGGTCGAAGGGGCCGCAGCGTAGTCGCGGGTCCGACCCGCACCTGATCAACAATCTGGTTTCCATCCACTCACCCGACTTTTGGCCGGCCGCGACGCGGCAGCGATTGTGGGCGACGCCGATTCTGGCGCTCCTCGCATCGCCACCGCTTCGCGGCCGGCCTGCATTTCACGCCTGTCGTCGTGGCCCACGCCCGCTCCTCCGCGGCCGGAGGAGAGCATGCGTGCTTCACACCATCATCCGCGACCCGTTCGCGCGAGGCATCATTCGGCGGAAGGTTCGACAACTCATCGACTGCTCCGGCTTCCGCGAGGAGGACGCCGAGGATCTCGAACAGGAACTCTTGTACCTGCTGTTGCGGAGCCTGCGAGCGTTCGAGACTTCACACCCCGCCCATCCCAACGCCTTCATCACCACCGTGGTCGAGCGATCGGCGGCCATGATCCGCCGGCGGCGCCGGAGAAAGAAACGGAACTCCGGCGTGATCCAGTCACTCGATGCCCTTCGCGCCAACGGAACCGACGACGAGGCCGTGTCGAGCTTGGATGTCGCCGATCCAGACTCGCATCGGGCGTTCGACCAGGTCGATCTCTCGCTCGACCTGACAGTGATCCTGGCCGAGTTGCCCGACGAGTTGCGTGATCTGGCCTATCGCCTTCAGCGGCAGAGTCTCGCGGAGATCGCCCGCGAATTGAACCTGCCGCCGAGCACGTTGCAGCGCCGCCGCGACCGGCTCCGAGACATCCTCACCGAGGTGGGCTTCCAATTTTTTTCGTGAGCCTGCGTTTTTTCGACCCCGTTCGGCGAGGGCCTAGAGATAGGGGCCAACGAACCACGCGAGGAACCATCCACCCATGACGCTCTACCGCTACCTGTTCCAGGCCGACGTGCCGAAGGTCGAGGTCCAGGCCTCACTCCTCCTGGCGCTCATCGCCGTCGAGGGGCTGCACGGCGAGGCCCAGACCCGGCTCGACGCGGGCCACGCCGTCAGCGGCAAGTTCGGCGCGTGCGTCATCGACGCGAGCACGCCCGTCGGCCGCGACCTCGCCAAGGTCTTCACCGCCTTCCTGCGCCGCGAGTTCGGCGAGGACAGCTTCCGCGTCGAGCGCATCCACCCGATCCAACCCACCACTCCGGAGGCCGCGAAGTGAACCGCCTGGCCGCCATCCAGAAGGGTCGCACGCCCAAGCCGCCGCGCCTGCTCGTCTACGGGACCGAGGGCATCGGCAAGTCGAGCTTCGCGGCCCAGGCCCCGCGGCCGATCTTCGTCCAGACCGAGGACGGCCTCGACGAGATC